TAACCAACTTGTGACATCGGAAGCCTGTATCCACGATACAGACGGTGTGAAGGTCACAGTTCCTGTAGCAACAGAACGCTCTAGATCGTCGCCAGCGTCTCGGAAAAGAAACTGAAACAGTCGAATGACTTCGTTGTCAAACTCAAAGTCGCCTTCGTCTGACTGTCCGATGTATTCGTTGTCTTGCGTTGATAGAACGGTGTGTGTGCCGTTTATGTCGTGGCCAGCGCCAGCGATGGTGACAACATCGCCAACGGTGATACCAGTTTCAACGAAGGTCTGAAGAACCACAACACCGTCTAGGCGTGTGTGAAACGCTAAGTCGTAAGTGGCCATGGTTCTTCAGTTCCCTCTAGGTCTCAGGACTAAGCCTGAGGAATCTTCATGAACTGGTTGGCGTCAATCATCTTCGGGGCAAAGTAGCCACGGAATGCGATTGTGCGTGACAGCGTCGATGGATTGTCAAGGCTGATTGCGCCCTTCTGCTGTTCGTAGCAACGGAAAGCACCAGTTGCTGCTGCGCCCACAATGGTGGTCTTTGCTGCGAACTGTGTGTCCACTACGAGACGCAAACCGAACACAACTGCGTCACGGCCACCGGGGTTCATTGTTCCAAATGCGTTCATTGGCCCAACCTGTGGGAACAATGGACGGTCTGCAGTGTCACTGAGTTGACCAAGTTGTGCGAACACGTCTGGTGAAACAAAGAGGTGGTCTGGCATGTAGTAGCCGTTGCTCAAGATGGTTGTGGCGCAAGCATAAACCTTTGCAATCCAGTCTGCAGGGTCTGTCGTTGCGACGTTACCTGTGGTCTGTGAAGTACCTGCAAGAAGCGCATCGGCAGCTGCATTGTCTGTTGCAAGGGCGTATTTTTTGGACATGTCCTCAAGGAGGCCGTTGAGCACTTCTGGTGAAGACCAGTCAATTGAAGCCTCGGAGACTTCGACGTATCCACCGTAGATGTCTTTGGTGATTTGAATGTCGTCAACGACGTATTGACCTGCTGTGATTGTGGTGTTCTGTGTCTGTGGGCCACCGATGCTTGTGTGCGTGGTGATTTTTGGAACGATGAATACCTTGCCTGATTGTGGCATCGGGCGTGCTTGCACGGCATCGACCACAGGTCGCAGACCCTGAATTCCCGAGTAGATGGGCTGAACAATAGGAAGAGGGAGAATTCCATCGAGGTCGCTCGTGGTTACATCGGGTGCTGCAGCACGAAGACGAGCGTTGAACTCGGCAGCGACAGCGCCACCTTGCATCTGTGCGCTAATCCATTCGCCAGCAGATGGCATCTTGAACTCACGCTTCGCTGTTGCGAATAAGGGTGTTTGAATAACGTCGGGCTGGGAGGCTTCGACTGGGTTTTCTTGTGACATGGTTTCCTCCTCGGAAGTGTCGTTGTTGGGGGTTTCGGATGCTTCTTCTTCAGGTTCCGAAGCAGCGATTTCTGTGATGACGGCATCCTTGAATGCCGGTGAAGCGACAAGGCTTATTTCTTCTAGCGATGCTGAAGAAACAATCATGGTGCCGTTTTTTGACATAGTAAATTTGAGTGGGATAGCGCCCACACTTACGGAGTCGTAAGCACCTGCCTTGACAAGTTCAATTGCATCGTCTGATGCTCTGGTCTTGGCAAACTTTGCAGTGAACAAAAGTCCTTCTTCTGAATCTGCAAGTTCAGTCACAACGCCACGCAACTGCGTTGAATCGTGATTTTCCAAAAGTTTTGGGTTCTTTGCTTCAAGGTCAAAAGCGCCACGAAGGAAAGAAACCTTTGTGCCGTCTGAAACTGTCGCTGTGACATCCCAAGGTACGGCAACGCCTGTAATCGTGCGTGGCGAATCTTCGCCTGCAGCTGCATCCAGTGTCACTGGAATGGCTTGAAGTCTGATCATGATAATTCTGTCTCCGATGGTGTAGGAACTTCTGTTTCTCTAGGCATTTCTGACATGTCGTTCTGCTCTAGTAGATCGTCAAGGTCAAATTCAACAAAGCGTCCACGGCTCAACACGTCATCCATTGATAGGCGCTGTGTGATTGCTGTGGCATACATTTGCGCACCAAACAACCATAGGTCTTGGCGTGCCTGCTGTGCGTTCTGGTAGGTCATTGAAGCACCGGGGGTTGGTGCCGAAACGAGATACGCAGGAACGCTACAGAGGCGTGACAAATCGAGTGCTTGATACTGGCGTTGTTCGCTGTTGACACTCATTGGGTCTTTGTCAAATTCGACAAACTCGACAAAGTTATTGAGTGCGCCAATGACGTTTCCATCACGGCGAGCCTGCGCCCATGATGCAGCAAGATCACCTAGTTCTTCACCCGACATTGTTTCGCCAGCAGAAGTTTGCTGAAGATAACCAGGGACGGTTTCAATGGTGGCGTAACGATCGGCTGCTTGGTCTAAGTGATAACCAATGTTGAAAGCACGCTGACCAGTAAAAATGAGTCCAGTTGTCGGAGACAAGAAAGTAATCACATTTGAAGCGTCAATGTTGACACCGTTGAACTGAATGTCATCGGTCATCCCGAAAAACTGAGGCCCCTGCTCGTCTGGAGTTTGAATGTTTGCAGCTGCTAACCAACGGAAACTCATGGGTCGTCCGTCGCCAGCATTACGAGAAGTCACATACCAAAAGGCTCGACCGTAGAACCACAAATCTTTGAAGGTGTTTGCAAGCATGAACTGGCGTGGCACATTTGGATCAGGACGCTCCATCCACGTTTCGTTAGGCACATAGATTTCTTCGTATTTTTCGCCTGTCCACTGTTTGGTGTATTGCCTGAACTCAAGGCTTCCAATAGTCGAAGCAAGCAGATCGTAAGAACGTGAAACAGTAGGTAAAGACAACGCAAGTGTTTCTAGGGTGCCAGTGTTCCAAGCGTAAAAAGGTGGAACTCCGGACGAGCCGACACCAGCAGCAGCCTTTAGGGGCGCACTGGCGTATTCGGCTCTGATTTTGCGAGAGAAAAGACCCACGCTCGGAGTCTTACACAGATTTGTTGCAAATGCAACTATCTACGGAAAGCCATTGCAGCCTTGCCAGTATTTATCGGGCGTGAGACCATCGCTGCAGCAACCACTAAAAGTCGAGCTGCTTCGATAGGGCCAGGTGAACGCTGGGAAGAGATAACCACTTGGCCGTTAGCCCTAGCCAAGACAGCCCTGTTGACATGGCTTGCTAGTAGTTCTTCGCCACGGTGCAAAACACGATGCTCCAAAATTAGCGATCTAGTGAGGGCTGTCAGTTTGAGGATTTCTGCATAGCCAAAAGTGGTGCGCCTGCGTTCTAACTTTTCGGGGGTGTGGACGTCAAGAGTTGGCGAGATGACTAGACGCAGTTTCGGGTCTGCCTCCATTGCCTTCTCAATCTGTAGCCACATTTCTTTCATCGACTCAGTAGAGAACTCGACTGTGGCCACAATTGTTTGTTCCTCAGTTAGTCCACAGCGAATCCCCACATACTTGGAACTGTCCACAGAACAATCCACAGCCAAGACGCCACCGGCAGGGCATTCCTGCTCGGTCTTGAGTTTCTCCCAGACGCCAGGTTGTAGCCATGCGTCAGCCGATGACACCCACAGATTTAGGTGCGCTCGAAGGAACGCTGCACGATCAGGAGATTCTGCAGCTGCATGAAGAGCGTCAAGGGTGATGGTCTCGCCCAACGCTGGGTTTGCCCAACGCCAATACGAATCATCATTTGGGTCAACATCAGGCAATGACCATTCAGCAAAATAAAGCCGTGTCTGTTTGTGTTTGTCAATCGCCCCCAGCGCCTGCTCTCGAAGACGTTGCATAGTCTTCGAGCCTTCGTCGCCACTGGTTGACCATGAAGAAAGCAAGGGTGATTTCACAGCAATTTGCGACGGCCGTAGTGCGTCAAAATAAACTTCCTCGGTGACATTCCAAACTTCGTCAACAATAATCAGGTCGTAAGTTCCACCATGCAAATGAGGCGTCGCAGCACGAACCTCCCAAACACAATTGCCTATCTCGACTTTGTTGCGCCCATAAGACCAAGTGACCTTGGCGTCATAGTGCGCCTCAAGTACCGGGGCAAGTTCATTGAAAATGGCAACAGCCCTGTCAAGTTTGTTAGCCGTAGAAAGAACACGCATAGGTTTGCCACGCATCGCTGCAAAGTCCGTGAGCCACCAGCCAATAAGCGCCGTGAGCGCAACGGACTTGCCGTTCTGACGAGCCGTAGAAACAAGAGACTCACGATGCACAAGATCACCGTTGTCGTCATGGGTCAACTGGCCATTCAACGCTTGACGTTGCCACCCAAACAAAGTTTTGTTGAGCACTCGCTCAGACCAGCCTGCAACTAGATCACCATAAGAAGGCCCTGCAACAATTGGCGTTTCTAACCGTGGCTGAACACGGCCAAACTCAGGCGACTCAGACGCAGCCAAACTGAAACCACCTGAACTGGTTTGGTTTGTTTCAGATAAGAGCAAAGA